GCGCTGCGCCCTTCTTCAAAGCCCTCTGTAAGAGGTTATCGACCTAAACGACTGTTTTATCAGCGGTCTAGTTCGGCGTACTTTTCCTCCCAAAACGGGAGAATGGAGTACACTAGCCGATGAAACGCGACATCACGTCGCGTTACATCGAAACGGCTACCAGAACTCGAAATAGTGTCCTTCATATAATTAAATATGAATGGATGCGGACTCAAATCAGACATGAGAGCTACGAAGTAGCCGTCATCTGTTTTGAAAGTTCGAGGAAGTTTTATCAGTCGTCTAATGCGGAAAGAGACATCCTTATAGCAATGCTTAGGAGGCTTCTTAACGTGTAAATATGAAGAGAAATCTTCATCGGAGTACGGGCCGACAAGCCTTTTATAGTCTTGGGGTACGTACTTCCGTAAATAACTGATACACTTAGACTCTGTTATACAATAACGTAACTCAAGATGCCGCTTAACTCGATTAATCATCGAGAACAAAGTGGTTACATCATGAGGTAAGTCTTTTAAGTATACAGGTCTTACTGGTTGTTCAGAGATCCAATCTGCGCCACAACTCTCCCGGAAAGGGCCTTCAGAAAAGGACTTTTCAGGATTGATGGCAAAACCGCAAGTTTCCAATAATGTGACAACGTTATCATAAAGAGAACGACGTACGATGATATCATCACCGTAGACGGCGTACTCTTTAGGGTCATAACTGACCTTATTATAACGCATCACAGCATGGCAAATTGCGGCAAAGATCATGGACTCCAGTGGGAATGTGGTTCCATTGCCCATAGAACTTATCTTCTGATAAGTGACTTTCTTATCTCCTAGCATTCCTGCTGGAGAACGGAGAGTCTTGAGGCGATAGAACCAGGCCGGGGGAAGTAGCAGCTCGCACAGTTTCAACGAAACCATGTCTGATGCACTTTTCAAATCGATAGTACAAAACCTATCGAAGGCCTTAACATTCGACCCTAATTTAGACATGTACCGATTCTTGGTCTGTGAGGAAAGATCAATGCCGTAACGCTTAAGGCGTCGGGTCATTAATCCCTCGAGACCGAGTTGGAGGTACATATTCATAGTAGGTTCCACTGCAATAGGACGGTCAATACGACTGTCCTTTGGGACAAAGGCCATTTTATTCTCACTCACTTCGGTGAGGACAAGCGCCCAGAAAGCGTTACGTTCAGATAAACTAGAATCGGCAGAAATGTCGGTACCCAGTTCATCATTCAACGCACGCATCCAACGTTCA